CATATCGTCAAAGAAGACGAAGAAATACCTGAAGGATGGGTTAAAGGGTATGATAATTGGCAAAGGGTTCTCAAGAATCTTAGACCGGAAACTATCATTAGACCAGATGAGAAAGATAGAAGCAGAAGTGATGACCTTGCTTGGATTGCTCCCGTTGATGCAGTTGATTTGAAAGACGAACAGGATGTTGATGTAAAGACAAAAGATTGTCCTGAATGTGAGTTTATTACTGATGGCAGTATGGATGATAGGTGGAAATCAAAGAGTAATCCAAACTATCCCGGCAAATGTAAGGAGTGTGCAGAATATTGGTGTTCTATACCTTACAATGACAAGTATTCGGATAGCGGAAAATGTGGCTTTAGAGTTTGTGAGAAACATTGGAAGAAGATGACAAAGAATGGCAAACTAAGAAGTACAGTAGGAGGACATAATTTTGGTGATTATGATACAGACAGAAGGGCATCAGACTATGATGACAATCAACAATTCAACGAAGATAGATTTAACAGGAGGACTAGATAATGTGGGAAAGCCAATTGATAAAAGAAGATAGTGATTTACTGCAAAAGGTAAATGCTAAACAGAAGAAGAAGTTAAAGAAACTGGTTCAGACTTCTGAGCCTAGTGAATATATGGGTCAAGATTTTACGAAGTTAAGTGATTTAGTAAAAGAATTAAGGTCGCTTGATATGATGAAATCAGACAAGAAAATGCTCAAGAAGATGAAGAAAATAGATGAGGCAAATGTTTCCTTGATTGCGGCCGCATCTGAATTGAGAAAGGATTACGAAACTCTATACAGACAACTTAGAGGCATGGTATATCCAAAAAGTAAAGGCGATTTAGGAGATGAGAAAGATGAGTGAAGAGAACAATGAAATGTTATTGCTAATGAAAGAGTTAGTAGAGAAAGTAAAGAATTTGGAGAGAGCAGTTTACAATGATGACAACCTATTGATGAAATCAGGTTTTGTTGTAACATCTACTCCTACTCCATCAATGTCGGTTGGTGAAACAGAAATCAGCGATGATAAGATAGCAAAGATGGAGTGGAAAGAAATCAATGATATGGTTTCAAGAATAGAAGGAAGTGTATGAAATGGATGATTTATTACCAAAGAAAGTAAGTAAAGAAGAGAAGATTGGTGCATTGATAGACAATGCTGTTACCAAAGCAAAGGAAGCAGTCGGTGAAGTATTGAACTACAATGAGATGCCAGTAGAAGAAACGGTGGAATTAGAGGGTGAAACAGTTGATGTTGATAGACCCCAGAAGAAACCTGCTGAAGAAAAAGTAGACCCTTTAGAGGGAATTAGACCTGAATTTGGAAAGGAATGATATGCTTCTAAAAGAGGTCTTTGTTGGTAAGGAGAACAAAGCCTTGGCGAAGCGTATCTTAGATTTCTACGAAGATGTTAGATACAATTACCTATCAGCAAAAGAAGACCCTAAAGAATATAGAAAAAATTGGGTTTCGAGTGTAAAGAGAATAAGAAAGGATTTTGACGGCTTAGGTGAATTTTCATCTACTCTTAAGAAATACTTAGATGAAGAAGAAGTGTTCAGTAAGAATGCATTGAACCCTGAATCATACGATGCTAAGAAATTGTATGAGTCTATCAAGAATATGCGGTTCAATTCTGCTGAGTTAAATGACCCATTCGCTAGACAAATGGGTGATGATGTAATAGACAATCTATTACGTTCACCACCTGTTTATGCGATGTTCATTCACTATGCTTTACGCTCAGATGCTAACGCCATTAGTGAAAAGTCATGGGAGAAACATGACCTAAAACCGGATAAGATAACTCAAGGTGCGGAGGGATTAGATTTAGAATTAAAGGATGTACCGTTATATATCTTAGAACATTATGGTGACGATAAAGATGGTAATGACAGAGTAGAAGACAAGTTTGAAGGTGCTTTGAAATTATTAGAAAAAGTATTCTTAGAGGAAAATTCAGAAGAAGATTGGGCTAAGTTAGTTGCTTTAGATTTGAAAAAGAGCGATGAAGAGAAAGCAGAAATAGAGTTTATCATACCTAACAAACCAATGTATAGAATCTTTGAAATCAATGACATAAAAGATTTGAAGGGGTTCACCGGAGAGTGGGTAGTACAAGAGAAGTACGATGGAATTAGAATACAAATACACAAGACAAATTCAGATGTAAAGATATATTCCTATAACAAAAAAGACATTTCTGCAAAGTGTCAAGATATAATTAAGATACTAAAGCAAAAGAAGTTTGGAGATTTAATTTTAGATGCAGAATTAATATTATACGATGGTGATGAACCTCTACATAGAGCAGATACTATTGCACATCTATTCAAAGATAAATACAAAGATGCTACTCTTAAAGCAAAGGTATTCGATATAATGAGTCATGATGGAGAAGACCATACAGACAATCCGTTGAGAGAAAGAATCAACATACTGCAATACCAATTAGCACAGCATTCAGAAGACATACTAGAGTTTCCTAATAAGAAGAACACAAGGATAGCAGATTCCTTGGGTGAAATAGACAAGTACGCAAAAGACATTATGCAATCAAAAACCTCAGAAGGGGTTGTAATAAAAGACATAGAATCTACCTATTACATTGGTAGTAAGAAAAACCCAAAGTGGATTAAGTTCAAGAAATTTGTAGATTTAGATGTTATAGTATTAGACAAAAAGAAAACTAAGTCTAACCTGTACTCTTATTCGGTTGGCGTTGGGCCATTATCGGGTGAAGAGGCTAGAGAACATACAGGCACAGAATATGAAGGAAAGACATACCTGCAAGTAGGAAAGGCTTTGAATACAAAAGAAAATGTAGAAATCGGTGCTATTGTAAGAGTAAAGGTAGATGAAGTAAGGAGAGCAGGTAAAGGATATAGTCTGTATTCTGCAAAAGTGATTGAGATACCAGAAGTAGAAACTCCTGAGAAACTAGTGACATTAGAGTTTCTTTCAAAGGATGGAAGAAAGTCACTAAAATACAATGTAGAAGAAGCGTTGTTAAAATACACAATCACAGATGGTATTCATGGTACTGCTGAGATTTTATTGAAGTCCGACTATGAAGGCTATTCTGTATATGGTGTCCAAGGTGATAGCCTGATGGAAAAGAATGCTATTGCCGATATGGATATGTGGAAAGAACAGTTATCAGAAATACACAAAGGAAAGACAACAGAAGCAATTGCTATACTAAAACAATATCTTCAAGATGAAGACCCAGACGAAAAGGGAATACACATTAAAGATATCTTTGAGTACATTGCTAAAAGAGATTCTGAATTAACTGAAGCAATGTTTGAAAATAATCCTAGAAAGTTAAAAAATTTCATGAATGACCATGATGCGTTTATCCCAATAGGCAAACAAAAATTTACTGCTAACTCTAAAATTATAATAAAAGATAAAGAAGAAGATGATAGTAGATATGGCAAGTTTCAACTATACACTAGAAAAGATGGTAATATAGATTTTATAATTAATTATAAAGATGAAACTTTTGCTTGGACTATTGACATAGATAGTTCAAAGGATATTTATAACCTGTTTGGTAAATCAGGTAAATATCCAGCAGAAGTTTCTAGAGGAGTTCAAAAAGATAAACTCTTGGATAGTGGTAAAATACTGATGGGTGTTCAAAAACATGGTTATCATGAATATAAACTTGAAGGCGATAAGTTTGATACTAGATTGCATTTGAGAGTTATACCAGTCAAAAAGCAAGATACATGGCTTGCTTGGACTGGAATTAAACAAAAGATGTTAGAAAGGTCGGATGACGAAGGTATATGGGATATTACTGAAGATAGGTATAAAAAATTAACCATGCAAATAAAGTAATAACGCCGACTTAATATAGTAAAAGTAGGAAGTGTCTGTGTGTCCGGTACGATTCTGTTAAAATCGAGTGACGATAATGAGTTTAATATTTTAAAATCGGATGATTTAATTATAGGTGGATATGCTTCAATAGAAATAGTAGATAAACAAAATGATTTAATTACATTAAAAGCATTAGAAGAAGCAGTTACAAAATATATGAAAGATGCAAAATACAGAAATGTAATGTCAAACCATTCAAATGTTCAAGTAGGAGATGTAATAGAAAAATATAGAGATAAAAATGGTAATCTCCATAGAACACAAGTAGATGATGTAGGATTTTATGTTGTTATTAAATTAAGAGATGACATAGAAAAAGCAAAAGAAATATCAAGAGGTATTAGAAAAGGAACATTACGTTCATTTAGTATAGGTGGTCAAGCCTTAAGTAAAAGAAAAAAGTCTAATGAAGAATTAGGTGAATATAACGAAATTGACAAGTTAGAACTCCATGAAGTAACAATTTGTGAGAAGGGGATAAATCCAGAAGCAAAGTTTGACATTCTAAAAGAGGAGAAAGATAAAATGAGTGAAAAGTTGGAAAAGGCTTTGGAGGAGTTAAACGGTCTTATGACTCAGTTAAACGACTTCAAAAAAGAAGAGGCCGACATGGATGACAAAGAAAAGATGTCCATGAAGGATAAAGACGAGGAGAAAATGTCTATGGAAGACGACAAAGAAAAAATGGGCTATGAGTCTATGGATTCTGATGAAGAAGACGTTGAAATGGCAGATAAAGACCTTGAAATGGCTGATATGGATGAAGCCGATATGGAAAGAAAAGGAAGAGTGGGGCCAGAAGGCTTTGTTGAGAATGCAGGTGCGGGTGAACCCGGACAAGGTAAAAAGCATGAACAAGCAGGGCAGTTAGGTTCTCTCTACAAAGAGTGGTCGGATGATGAATTCGCTACTTTAGACCTTTCCAAAGAAAACGTAGAAAAAGCCTACGAAGCGTTTAAGTCAGAACAATTGGAAAAGATGGCTTATGATTCTCTAAAGGAGAAATTCGCTGCTAGGTTCGCTGATGAGCAGAATGTCCGAAAGGCTGCTGTTGCACGAAGCGAGTATGACGCAAAGAACGAAGTCGAAGCACTAAGAGAGGAGTTTGCTACACTAAGGAAATCCCTTTCAGAACAGACTGAAACAATTGCTAAGGCACAAACAGTAGAAATACCTGATGTAGATGTTTCAGAAATGTCTTGGGCTGAGATAAACAGTTTTGTTTCACAATTTGAGGAGTGATTTAGATGAGTGGATATATTAAGACAATGAAAGATTTAGAGGCTGCAACCTACGGAGTTAGGGGCGGTACAGGTAATGCTCTATTAAAGAGCGCAGGTGTTGTTGGTGGACTACATACCGCCCATGACGCTTCAACGTCTGTTATGAGTGGTGCAAGCGGATTATCTTCGCTTTACAACAAAGTATTCGGACAAAAAGTTTGGTCAATGCTAAACCAAGAGGTTAATGCTTTGGCTATACTTCCAAAGAGGCCATATACATCAAGTGGATGGCGTATCTTGAAAAGCCGAGCAGAAGGTGGAAGTGGTTCTACCTTTGATGTTGGTGGTTCAGGAGCAGGAACAACAAGAGGTACTGCAACACCAAGAGCAGATTTAATTGGTGGTGTACCGGAGAATGCATCATTAGGTACTGGAAATGATATTCCGGCATTAACGCCAGAATACACCACACTATTCACCAGTCCTAAAACCGTTGCTCATCTGTTTGAGTTTTCTGAGATTGCTCTTGAGATGGCAAAGATTGACGATGGTGTAGGTGACTTAAGAGCCTTAATCCGTGAGGATATGGGTAAACACCACGCTGAAGTACAGAACAAGATGCTACTAATGCCTCTTGAGAAGTATGACGAAGCAAACACAGTAACAAACCTTGGTAGGCAATATACTTCTTTGATGAAGGTAGTCGCTTCAAGTGCTGAGTTAAACGCATTAAATGATGCTGGTCTTCTAGCCACATCTGCGTCTGCAAACACACTACCAACAACCATAACCACGATTTACGGTGCAACAGACCGTCAATTATCTAGTGGTAACGCTTCTGCGTCTTTCCTAGATGCAGAGGTTGATTTCGGTGATGGATATGCAGCCGCAAACTGCCGTGTTCTAACCTTAACTATCTTAAACGATATGCTAAGGCGAATCCGTCAGAACGGTGGTAGTCCAAAAGTTATCTTAACTGGATATGATACTATTCAGCATCTAGGTGACTTACTACAAGCACAAGAGAGGTTTATGGACAGGAAAGAAATTATTCCTACACATAACGGAGTAAGAGGAGTTAAGGGTTCAGAAGTTGGCTTTAGGGTCGCTACTTACTTTGACATACCAATTATTCCTTGTAAGGATATGCCAAAGACTGCTCATGGTAGCGCAACAAACACCCTAAGTGATTTATTGATACTTGATACCGACCATCTATGGATGAGCGTTATGAAGCCTACTCAGTATTTCGAGGATGGTATTGACAACGGCAACCCATTTGGTGTTGGAACTCTAGGAAACCAAGCAATGTTTAGAACCATTGCTGAGACTGGTTGTTCCTTCTTCAAGGGCCAAGGTAAGATAACCAACCTAAAGAGTGCGTGAGGTGATTAAGCATGGCATTAGCATACACCGTTACTTTACTTGCCGACCATAAGGGGGTTACACTCCCAAAGGCAGTAGGTGATGAATATGTTGTTGATGCTTTGATAGATGTAACGTCAATAGTCGCAGCAGGGTCAGTAATCCCTGCTTCGGCTCTTGGCCTATCATCTATTCATTGCGTATCAATCACAGGTTGTGACAACGCTAACGCAGTATTGCCATTAGTGGAAATTAGTGCCGCAGGTGCTTATGAGAGTGCAACATCTTTTGCTCTCATGTTCACCGCATTAGATGGTACTAACGCTACGCTAAGTAATGATGCTAACGGCGGTTCTGTTAGAGTGAGAGTTTGGGGTAATCTCTAAATAAGTAATGTGGCCTTTGCCCCTATGTAAGTAGGGGCATTGGTCACTATACACTAGAGGATGTAATAGAATGGCTTTTCTAGAATTAAGTAATGAAGGTAAGTCTGTTAGTTATAATCATGCTGACGGAACAGAATATGTATTTGAGTACGCCAAGAAAACTAAAGTAGACTTAAACATGGCATTAGGTTTTTTGGGTGCAGAAAAGTACAAAGTCACTTTTGATTTAAGTGACAAAGATGCGATTGCAGGGGCATCTGATTGGGCTATTAAACTGCTAAAGGCTGAGTTTGATGTATTAGGAGATAAAGAAGATTTACTCAAAACAATGTTTCCAGCATCAAAACCCAAGAAAATAGTCAAAAAAGTACAGAAGGCAGTTGCGCCTGTAAAGCCAACAACGCCTAAACCAGTAACGGCTGAAAAGAAGACACCAAGCAAGGTTGATAAGGCCAAGGCTTCTTCCGATGAATGAGAGGGCGACAGAATGGTTAGTGGATGTAATACAACAGGTGTGTTAAACGCTACGAAACTATGTTATGTTGGAAAGGCTCGTATTGCCTCTATCAAGGTATTTGGTACAGGCAATACAGCAGGTAGCATAACAGTTTATGATTCTAGTTCGGCTACTACATCAGGCAAAAAGGTCGTTACAAAGATGTATGTCGGTGCTTCAACTGCACCACATAACTATGATTTTGACTTTCATGGGGCAATTGTCGCAGAAGGAATTTATGTAGTAGAATCCGGCACAATAGAATATTCTGTCGAATTCTTCTGAGTGATTAAATGCCAGCGTTAGAAAAAGAAACAAAACTCGTAATGACGATATTATTCGTTGGAGCGATAAGTGGAACAAACGTCTACTTCTATGCGAAGTATGGCGATATGATTGCGTTCAATAATTACGCCCATGCGTTAGTCTTTGGACTAATGACCATTGGTGGTATATTAACGATGAAAGCAATCTTTGATTTAGCATTGAACGACTATATTGAAATGGCCTTATTAGACAGACGAATTGCTGCATATTGGGCTAAGAAACAAAGAGATGACAAACAAAGAGAGAAAATCAGGTCAACTATGCAACAGTATAGAGTGCCTCAACAACAATTTACCCCTCCATTCAATCAACCACAGGTGGTTGAAGAGAGACAAACTGTTACCCCTTCTTTCTTAGCGAAATTAGAGTGATAGTATGTTAGATGCCATAGCATTTGGGATGGATGAAACCGCTTTAGCCTATGATATGCAAAGAGCGCATTCAGCAGATGTATGGTTTCTAAGAGCCAGATTTTATTTTTGGGGTACAGTCAGTACAGTTATAGGATTCTTAGTAGGACATGGTATTTCTTTAGCAGGAGTTAATCTATATGTTTCGGCATGGGAGGGTTTTTGGAATTTCATACATCATTTGTGAGGTGCTTGAATGTCGGTAATGACTGGTTTCGTTATTATAATGGCGGAACAAATAGGTCTATTATGGAAAAAACTTCATGCAGTTCCTTTTGGTGTGTATGGTGCTAGTAAGGTAGGAAAAACAACTTTACATCATCAATTAAGAACAAGAGGCGAAGTACCAAAAATAAAAGAAAGAACCGTTGGAAGAGGGAGAGCAACAAGAAAGTCTATTAAAATAGATGGCGACCAACATACAATTAGAACCGCAGATATAGGAGGAGAAACAGTTTATTGGGGTGAATGGCTAAAAGATATGAAAACCCGTAAAGTCAAATACATTATTTTTATGATTGACGATAGACACATGGATAAACATTATGATATCGAACAACAATTATGTTGGACATTTTTAGTAGATACAATATGTTCTAGATATTGGGATGCAATAAATAGAAGGCAGAAGAAAAAGAATCATGATTATCCAGTAGCAGTAGGTTTATGGGCAAACAAATTTGATTTGTGGAAAGATAAATATGAATATGAAGACATACAGAATCATCCTATATTTGAATCATTTAAAGATGGAATGCAAAAGTTAAATGATAAAGGAATACCATGTTACAAATATATAGTAAGTGCAAAATCAGATTCAGAAATGGTATATCGTGGAATAGCAACAATGATAGAGGACTATTAATGATAACAAACAATTGTTCAATGTCGCCATATTGCGACTGTTTAGAATGTAAGGAGAGAAGAGTATGACTATGAATTACCAACCGCCAAGTTTAATCGGTGCTACTAATGCATCAGTAGCCAATCCGTTTATGCCCCCATTGAAATTTGCTAGAGCAGCAGGGGCTATAATGACATATGAATATAAAAGTGAAAAGCCAAAGAAACAAGTAAAAGAGATGATTAAAGTTTTATGGCCTGAAAGAAAAACATTTTTAAAAATACCTTTCGGTTACAAATTTAACACAAAAGATAGATGTGTTGTTTGTGGTACTCACAAGGTTTGGGATATGTCCGACCCTATGAGGCCACCTATACCTTTACACAAAGTAAAGAAAGGTTATCCAATGAGAGGTACTTATTGCGATAAACACGCAGGTTTGCATAGACAGTATGAAATGTTAGAGCAACAGATAATAGCAGATGAACATGGTTTAGAGTTCAACCAGTACATACCTAAACCAAAAGTACCTAAAATGTTACAATCTGCACCGCTAACTTCATTAAGGCAATCTGATATAGAGTCATTGTCTGAGATAGGGTGGATGATAAGACCCCCTAAAATGTTGAATGAAACCAACGAAGACGAATTATTTAGATTAACAATAGAAAGTCATGCAATCAATAAAAGAGTAATTGAACTAATGACTAAAGGCACACAAGTAGTGCAACAAGAAATACAGGAAATAGAGGTGGAATAAAATGGGAGTATTTGGAACAAGTAATACATCATTAGCAAACCAAATCACCGCACAAGGGGCGGCTGATTTTAAGGCAGTAAATAACCTGCTAACATTACAAGAAAACCATGTAGAAGAATTCTTTACCTATCACGGAATAGAATTCATTACTGCATTTGAGAAACTACTAGAAGATGTAACTACTAGAGTAGTAGCACAAATGTTACCTAAATTGAAGTTTATTAATAATACAAATGGTGATTTAGAAGTAGAACAAAACGCACTAAGAGAGTTTGAGACTATTACTGCGGAAAATATTACTTTAGATATTCAGTCAATTGTATCGGCTGCACTAAATACAGAAGTGGTTATGCAAAGAAAGATGGCTAAACAACAATATCTTGAGGCACAAGGTTTCTCTACTGCACAAGTACCACAACAACAAACACAATCACAAGGATATAATGCTCCACAAGGAGGAGGTATGCCTAATCCGAGTGGATTGAACCCTAGTCAGATTAGTGGAGGTAATCCTATGGTACAAGCCAATAACATGATGATGCAACAACAACAGGCTTTCAACAATCCTTCAGGTTATCCAGTACCGCCCGCAGGTACAGATACAATGGGCAATCCATATTGGATAGACCCCGCTACTGGACAAGCCACATATACACCACCGGGTTCCGGTTTAGGTTTAGGTGCAATGATTCAGAAAGGGGCTGCATGGGCAGCGTGGCTTGCATGAGGGGGATAAATGACTATAATTATCCCTTCTCGTCTGGTATTGGACAAACAAAATAGTGCCATAACACTAGGCGAAACAATAAGGTTAGACAGTTCCGATATTGGTTCTACTTCTAGCCCTATGTTTCGTCTAATGGTAAAGTTTCTGTTAAATCCTGTATCGAGTGGGTCATACAATAATGTAGAAAGAAATTTATCTAAGTATTTAGATTATGAGTTTATGCAAGAAGCATCAGAAGAAACTTCTGATATGGAATATGATGAAGCAGAATACAAGAAGTATGTTAATGATGCATACAAGTTGTTGTCTGAAATGGACATTCAAACGTTCTTAGATGAACACGTTAAACCAAAACTATCCGGTAGTAGGATAGCAAATTTCTCTCAATCTGATTTAGATGCAGTCATTAGAAATCTAGGCAATGAAGAATTGCCAATGAAAGACTATCTAACATCTTCTGGTTTTAATAAAATAATGGGAACTAGAAAAACAGGAGATAAGAGTAGAAAAATTAGAAACATAGCAGAATCAAAAGCAATGTATGAAGATGCTTTGGATGAAATTGATGACTACATAGAAATTTCCGAGATAAAAAGAGGAGAGAAAAAGGGAGGAGCAGGAGGTTATTTAACAACAGTTGATGGTGTGACTGAAAAACGACCTGCTACTATTATTGAGTATAAAATAGTAATAGATACAGAAAAGATGTTTAAAGACATTTTTGAGGATGCTGGCATTGAACCTAGAATAGATATAAGAAAAGCAGAAGCAACCTTAGAAGATGTTATAGATGATTATTCTAAATCATTGAAAGATGATAGTTATAACTTAGAAATAAATCCTGATATGCCTACTCTTGAAGACTTGAGAGAAAGTGGTTTTGATTTTATATGGTTTCCTAAAGACTTAGTAGAAAAGGCACTTAAAGATTCTGAGTTAGCAGAAAAGATAATTAAAATAAATATGAAACTTATTTGGAATGAAGATAGGAAAGAATACGAAGGCGTTCCATTTGATGCTTTAGATGATAAAGAAAAAGAATTGTTATTATTATTATACAATACTAATATAATTAAAGTAGATTCTCTTTACAAGTATGTAACAAATGAAATTGTTCCTTCAAATAGAAACTTAAATCAATTAGAAAAGAAGTTTCTAAAAGAAGAAATAGAACCTAGAGCAAAGAAACAAGATACTGAGCCTAGTTTTGAAAATGAATTTGAACAAGAATTATGGTCTAAAATTAATGATAAAGTAAGATTAGAAAGAAAGATGGATATTATATTACACGCACCAGATGAAAGTAAGCATAATGAAACTAAGTTATTTGTAACTCCAATAAATTATAATAAATTAAAAGTAAATGGAAAGGAAGGATTACTTAGTGTCAAAAGAAATGATTCATCCAAAGAATTTCATAGCATTATAAAACAAATATTAAGTCCAAACGATATTGGTATTCATACTTTAACAACTAGAGTAATACAAGTAGACGACCCTTACGTTAAACTTGCAGAAAGTTATCTAAATAAACCTACCATGCCAAGTGGAGGTTCTTCGGCAGATAATAAGAAAAGGTTTACAGAACTATTAGATGAAACATGGAATGTATTTAGACTGATAGATGCTGAGTATAAATCAAAGGGAAGACCGTTTTTAAGTAATATAACAGAAATTACACCACAAAAAGTATCAAAGCCAGAAAGGTCATTGACTGATGTTGACTATGATAGAATGGATAAGCCTTTGACTAGACCGGGTAAAAACCCGCCAACTCAAGGGCAAAGTAGAGTTAAAGAAGGAGGCCAAGTGGCATTGATTAGCGTTCAGTCAAGAGTGTTTAACAGTTCGCTAAAAAGACAACTTAGAAGGTTAAGGAGGTATTTAGATGAGTAAGTTAAAGACAGAAAGTGATTATGTGATTGCCGGATTACCTAATTATTCGACAGGAATAGGGCATTACACTACACATACAGAAGTATCTGATTTGCTACAAGTAGGTGCATTTACCAATTCAAGTGTACCTAGTATAGCACAAGTAGGTAAGATAATTAAGAGAGTAGAAGGAAAGATAGACAATAGCATAAAGTTGTCATATAGGCCAGAGATAATTAAAGACGAAGTACACAATTTTGATTCTCTAAACCAAAGTGCATACCCTGTTATTTCTCATAAAGACTATGTTGGTTTTATTCAGTTGAATACTGAGTCGCTTAGAAAGTTAATCAAGTTAGAAGTCTATCAAGGAGATGATTATGTAGACCTTGCTTCTGCTAGTGTTAAATACACTCCACCAGAAAGCGCAGTTAATGGTACATTTACAATTACATTAGGAGTTGGAGATGCAGGTACAGGTTATAGATTCGTATTAACTAAAGGAAATTCAAACGGTTTTTATGATACCTTTGGTAGAAAAACAACTGTTTTACAAATATGCGATGCAATAAACGAAGTATTTCCTTCAAAGACTGCACAATTCACAGGAGAAACGGCAATAAAAACTACTACTGATGCTCCTGATAATGGTGGTGTAACTAGAAGTATTTCTGATTTCTTTTATGCTAGTCCTTCTGGTGATGGTACACAAGTATGTATTTCTTCTTTATTGCCTTCTGATGCAGGTACTATTTGTACTATTGAAGCAACACATGGTAGTCCTACTTCTTCTACATCATTTACAGATAATGAATCAGCAGGTAGAGATGATGATTTCTGGACTATTAGTGATGAGGGTAAAATATTCTTTAAACAGAACTACCCGTATTATGAATATCATTCTATTAGAGTTACATATGTAAGAGGTAAGTCAAGAGTACCTGCTGAAATACATGAGGCTGCGACTAAAATGGTGGCTGCGGAAATACTAGTTCATGATGATAATACTATACTAATTGCTGAAACAGGGGCTAACATAGACTTGAAGATGAAGCATGAAATCCTAATAAAAGAAGCAGAAGATATTATCAAAGGAAAGCAAGTGCTTCTCCATCTTATTGATTAGGTGTTATTATGAACTTAGGTAAGGCAACGAATTTCTATCGAGCCATGCAAAAGTATGCTGACGAGCAAATAAAAATAGCAAGAGAAAGAGAAGCAATATTATCAGAAATAGGGTTTGATATATCAACAAAGGAAGACATAGATTACTATTTACTTGGTGTTGGAACACAGGCCGCCGCTAAGAAAATGATGGAATTCAATGGAGAATTGTATAAACAAGCGGTCAATGTAGCGAGGCAAAACCATGCTAGATGAAGTTACATTTGTTATACGCCTATTGAGTGATAATTGGGCTACTGCATCTTCATCGGATGGTAGTGGAAATAATGGGTTTGGCGACCCTACTCCGGGTTTAGCACAACATCGTGTTACTCCTGAATTTGTTGATGTTAGGTCAATAGAACCCGGCAAAGGAAGAAGATTTGATGCTGACCAAAACGCAGTTATTGTTGTGTTTGAGGATAGTGCATCTCTAACATTGCCCACTATTGATTGGGCGGTAAGAAATGAAGACTACACATTTACTCTACATCTAAGGGTGTTACATCAAAAAGACTGGACTAGTTTAACTTATTCAAGGGATAGACTGCAAAGTTTATATCAAATTGCCAGATACATCCTAGAGAAGAAAGGTCTGCGACCCAAGGTTTATGATGATAGTAACAATGTTGAGGGTGACGCAGAATTAATTCAGATTACAGGCAGAAGTGAGGCTAATGATAGAGGTAAACGTTTATTAGGTTACAAGATGTCTGTTACCATGAAAAGGTTCGGAAGAACCACAGTAAGTTAGTAAGGTGATAAAATGGTAAGTAATGAAGTATATACAGGAGCAGGTGCATCAGCAACGTTAATCCCAGAAGCGGATTTAGACGTTAGTATGCAATTAGGAACAATAGCGATTGCCGCAAATAAGTTGGGTTTAGCATATAAAAACTCAGCAAGCGGAACAATAGATAGAACATCTCTATCATGGGGTGCTAATGCAACAGGAGGTTCTGACCATGTTAAGAACCGATTGGCCGTTAATATATATCAAGGGTGTTTTGCTAATATATCCAAATATGCATCCGGTTCTACTTTGGAAAGTAAATTAGGAACATTTGTTATCAAAAGCAATGATGCATACAGTATCACCTTCGATAGAGAACTTTCTAGTACAGATAGCGATAGATTCTCATTAAAAATATTAGGCTTTGGAACACCACTATTTACACCTTCTGTTATTGATAATAAACATACTTTACTAGCAGATAACTGGCTTGGATTAGTAAATACAATAACTGCACCAAGCGTTGATGCTGAAATGAAACAACTTAATCTAGGATTAGGTGGAACAAGGAACTTTGGTTTCCAATACAAAGGAGCAGAATCCTATGGAAGTGCATCTATTGATGTATCTCTCAATAATGGTTCTTGGTTGTATTATGCATTAGGAAACAAAACATTTACTGCTACACAAGATAGTAGCAGTACACTTGCTAATTCAGCAAGCAATGGTAGTGTATATTTCGACAATACAAACAAAACATTCCATAGAAGAGAAGGAAATGTATTGAGTCCACCTGCTACATATGGAACAGCAGATGCTTCTTTATTAAAGTGGAATTCTGCTAAAGTAGATTATACATTTACAGAAGCAGAAGGAGCAACACTACCATCTTTCGCATTAGAATTTACTAATGAAAAAGGAAATGTAACTGATGCAAATTATTTCCAAGATGCTAATGATGAAAGACTTTTCTCTCGTATATTTACAGGATGTCAGGTAAATACATTTACAATGAACTTTGAGGAAGGTCAAGAATTGAAGGCTACTATTGATGCAGTAACTAGAAGAGGATATGATAGTAATGAAAACTATATTCCAAAGAGAAGAGTAAGAACTGCTTCTAGTTTATTCAACCATAACTTAAGTGCTGATAATCTACCATTTATGTTTTCAGATGGAACTGTTCAAGCATTCGGACAGAACCTTGCTAGAGTTAAAAGTGGTACTCTTACAATAAACAATAATATTACACCACAAAGATACATCGGTGAGTATGATAGGTCTATTGTATCAGCACATCAACCTGCACAAAGAACATATGAAGTAAGTTTAAATCTTCAAGTTACTGATAGATTAATCTTTGATGAATTAAGAGGTGCTGATGAAGTTACGCTAGGAGATATTGTTCTAACATTTGACAAAAACTCTACTGCTGATACTGATAAGATTACAATTACCTTAAAAGATTACATAGTACAATCTGTTGATATTCCCTTCCCAGACGACAAAGGAATGATTGATGTGGCCGTGACTCTCTCGGCTCGCACCCTCCATGAATGTAAATATCATGGTAAATGGATTATTATCGGGTAAAACGATGTAAAGAACAATTCAAAGGGTTATATAACATTTCTAAGAAAGTCGAGGGCGAAAATCATGAAGCAATCTCCGAATATGTGGGTCTATTCCCGCATCAAGGGTATGATTTCGGCCATATTAGGAGGTCTAAAAAGGAGGTAAAATCCTTTTATTGTAACATTCCACTAACAATCGTTTGTTTGTTAGTTTTATATTGTAGGTGGAAAAAATGGAAAACATAGTAAGTGATAAGAACAGACTGTTTACAACAGTAGAAACAAAATGTCATCATTTGAAAGTAGATGAAAATTCAGATGATATAATGAAGGTGTGGGTTAAAGAACCTACATGGCTTCAAGTAGAACAAGCGTTATCTGTGGTGATGAGCCTAGACGCTGAAGAAGGAAGTATGGGCATAGACCTTAACAAAATGTATAGGTTTATGATTGAAAACTTCGTAGAAAAAACAGAACCGTCATTATCAACGGTAGAACTTTTGCGGTTATCTCCTTTTGTTGGAGCGCAATTAAAAAACGTACTACCTAATCCCTTTGACGACTTTTTAGGGGATGATACGGGAAACTGAAAGAGATTCGTAGAGGTCTAAAAGGAGGACAAGTAGAACCTGTTTTAGCCTCACGAATCCTTATTTATTCATATTCAAAAGTATTCAGTATAAGTCCAATGGAAGCATACAATACTCCGGCAGAAATAATATTAGAAATGATGAAAATACATTCAGAAGTAGAACAATTAAAAGCAGAAGAATTAGATAAACAAATGAGGAAGATGAAGTAATGACAAATGATAGAGATGCTGTTACAT